ACACCACTTGTAAACTGGTCATTGGTGATACGCTTGCACGAATCAGCGCAGGTGCTAATGAAAATTCAGGTACGGACATGGGGCCGATCATGCAGAGGTTTGACTTTCTCATGAACGCTTTAGTGGCTTCCGTGATGGTCATTCATCATTCAGGAAAAGATGCAGCTAAAGGCGGAAGAGGTTGGTCCGGCATCAGAGCGCACATTGATACTGAGATTGAGGTTGCTGAAAAAGAAGGTATTAGAAAGGCAGTGATTACTAAACAAAGGGCTTTACCTGGTAAGGGTGAAGAAATCTATTTTGATTTACATATAATAGAAATGGGGCTTACTAAGTGGGGTAAGGTGGCTAATACTTGCGTAGTTATATCTGCACAAGAACCCGATCCAGAAATTAAATTAAATCAGAAACTATTAGATTATAAAGATGTATTTATTCAGGCGTGGAACGCTTACGGTAAACCAGTATATAGTGATGCTCCTTATATTAGCAAACAGGCGTTTAAACAGTTTCTTAAGGTACATTGGGCGGACAAATCAGACCGTACAATTGAGAATGAGCTGTCACAAAGCTACTCAGGAAGGCTCATAAATACGCTCATTTCACACGAAATTGTGGCAATAAAAGACAGCGGATGGATCGTAATTGACCCTGCAATGCAATTTATTTTGATGAGAAAATTGTCCCCCTAAATCCCCCTAAAGTCCCCCTAGGGGAAAAAAGGGGAACTTCCCCCTAAATCCCCCTAGGGGAACCTCAGGGGAACTAGGGGAACTTTCCCCTCCCTCCCCCTAAAACCCTATAGGGTTAGGGGAGGGGGGGAAGGCACGTACCCTCACCCACTTGGAGATAGGGAAAATGATCCGCGATAGAAATACAACTTGTACTGTTATTCTTAATTGTGTATGCTTTTGCTCATGAAAAGAAATCCAATCACCTGGACACATGAGATGGTGTCTTTCTTAACCGAGCATTATCCTAAACAAGGAAAAATGTGGTGCGCCCATGAAATGAATCTAAAAGAACACCAAGTAAGACACAAAGCATCCGCATTGCATTTAACCGCACGAGGAACAAGTGAAGCTTGGTTAAACGGTCAAATACAAGCAGCGTTATCTAAAATAGGAAAAAAAAGACCCGAACAAGCATTAATAATGAAAAGGGTTATTCATGATAAAGGTTTACATTTAAATCGAACTTCAGAACAAATAAGTAAACACATGAAAGAATGGATACAAAAAAACGGGCACCCAAAAGGCGCAACGGGTATGATTCATTCTGATAAATCAAAAAAGATAATGTCTCAAAAATCAAAACAAAGATATGATAATATGTCTGAAGAACAAAAAGCGTTAATAGTTTTAAAGTCAATGAAAACAAAAGTTGCAAATGGAACTGCTAATAAAGCTTCAGGACATGGATCATGGAAAGCCCAATGGAGGGAAATAGGAGGGCAAAGAAAATTTTTTAGATCAAGATGGGAAGCAAATTATGCAAGATATTTAGAACATTTGATTGATCGTGGGGTTATTTTAAAGTGGGAACACGAGCCAGAAACTTTTTGGTTTGAAGGCGTAAAGCGCGGAACCGTGTCTTATTTGCCTGATTTTAAAATAACAAACATGGATGGTTCCGTTGAGTACCACGAAGTAAAGGGCTGGATGGACGACAAAAGCAAAACAAAAATAAAACGTATGGCAAAATATCATCCAGACATTAAATTAATTGTTGTTGCCACCAAAGAATATAAGGCTTTAGAAAAGATGTACGCATATACAATTGACGGTTGGGAGCATAAAAACTTGTCTAAATCAATCGCATGAAAAAACGTAATCACAATCCAGAGCTAATGGGTAAATTATTTGGGTATTGGACCGTTATTGGTGAAGAAAAACCAAATATATACGGTAAGCGCGTGGTAGTAGCCAGATGCAGGTGCGGGACTGTGAAGAGCATCCTTGCTCAGAACATCCTAGCGGGTGTCAGTCAATCTTGTGGGTGCTACCAGAAAGAACGCGCAAGCGCATGGAGCAAACAGTACCAACTTAAACAACGGGCACAAAAAGCCTAACGATCACTGGTCCCCCTTTTACATTTCATTAACTTTTAGTTAGCCGGGGTGTGGGAAAGAGTTGGGGGGCCACCATTTTGAGGATTTTATGGAGTTGCGTGATTATCAATACCTAGCCAACAAGACCGCTACAGATTTAGGGTTTCTAGGCGACCTGAACCATTTAGGTTTAGGTATGAGCGGTGAAGCGGGTGAACTGGCTGATGCTATTAAGAAATACACGGTCTATCACCAACCGCTTGATAGAGACAATCTTAGGGAAGAACTTGGAGATCTATTGTGGTTTGTGGCTTTGGGCGCAAAGATTTTGAATGAGCCGTTAGAGATTATTGCGAGGGAAAACATTGCAAAATTGCAAAAGCGTTACCCTGATCAGTACAGTGATTATCACGCAGCTACTCGACTTGACAAGCTATGACAACCAGACAAGAGCATGATCAGTTTGAGCGTGATTGGTGGGGTAATTGCGTCAATACATTTGCTGAAGAAGTAAAGCAACTTACATACGCTAATCGTATGGGTTTGATAAACGCGGGTGTAGATGGTGGTTATTGGCCCGTATATGACCTACAAGGCAAAAGTATTGTTGATATAGGCGGTGGACCCGTTTCTATGCTTTTGAAGGCTGTAGGGCATCACGGGAGCGTTGTAATTGATCCTTGTGATTATCCTGAATGGATTACAGACAGGTACCTAGATGCAGGTATTCTGTTTAGCAAACAGAGAGGCGAAGATATTACGATCAAAAACTATCTGTGTGATGAGGTGTGGATCTACAATGTATTGCAACACACAGACTCACCTGAAACGATTATAGACAACGCCAGGCGTATGGCGTCAACGGTGAGATTGTTTGAGTGGATCGACATTCCAGCATACCTTGGGCATCCACAAGAACTTAAAGCGCAGTTGCTTGATGAATGGTTAGGGGGGCATGGGACTGTTGAAGAGATGAATGAGAACGGTTGTGTAGGTAGAGCGTACTATGGAGTTTTTAGTGGCTACTAATGCAGATGATATGCAGGTGGGTGGGACTCATTACAAAGTAATGGCGATTCAACCGTGGGCTGTTATGGAGTCAGTCTTGACAAAAGAAGAATTTTGTGGCTTTTTAAAGGGTAATATTATCAAGTATTCAATGAGGGCCGGTAAAAAAGATGGATCAACGGATGATTCAGAAAAGGCAATTCATTACATGCGTAAATTGGAAGAGGTTTTGAGTGGCTCAGGTTTTGCCTAAGATTTGTGACAATTGCGAGTTTTACGAGCCAATTAGAAGTGATCGAGGTTACGGCAAATGTATGCTGTTTCCTCACGTTGATGATGAGTACAGTACGACACGGGACACAGATTCATGTGATCAGTGGTTTCAGAGAAGTGAAGATGAATAAATATTACGTTTACACTTTGATTGATCCAACAACAAATTGCATTTTTTACGTTGGTAAAGGATGTAAGAACAGACTTGATGCTCATGAAAAAGAAGCGCAAAAAGGTGTAATCTCTCACAAGTGCAACAAAATACGATCAATTTGGAAAAAAAATTTACAAGTAGATAAACAAATTGTAAAAAGATTTAGGTCTGAAATTGATGCTTATCAATTTGAGTCAAGGCTGATACAGAAGCTTGGAATTCACAACCTTACCAACGTTGTTAATGTCGTTGTTAATGAAAGAAAAAGTTATAAACCAGTTAAAATAAAAAATAATGATGTAAGTCTTGATTTAGCTACAAAAATATTTTTTTACATTCCAGAAATTACAAAAGAATGGTTAAAAAATGATAAATCAAAGTTGCGCTTTATCTCTGCATCAACATTGCAATCTAAAATAATTGGGCATTGTTTTGTTGCGTTTGTGAATTTTTTATTGCCATCAGCTTATAATGTTTTGATTAAAGATGAAAATTCAAAAGAAAGGATTTTAAATGAGTTCGGATACATCTAGATTAACCGCCAAACAAGAGGCATTTGCTTGTGCTGTTGCGTCTGGAATGAATCAATCAGATGCGTACAGATCAGCATTTGATGTTAATGAAACTACAAAAGATTCTAGCGTTAATGTTAACGCTTCTAAGCTCATGGCAGACGCTAAGATTGCACAAAGGGTAAAAGAAATTAGGGAGCCAATTGCGAGAAACGCAAGAATAACTCTTGAAAGTCATTTAGATGATCTTTTGGATCTTAGGAAAGCGGCTGTAGAAAACAATCAATTTAGTGCTGCTATTAACGCAGAAGTAGCAAGAGCAAAAGCAGCCGGTATTCAAGTTGATAAAATGCAAATTACAGGCGCTGATGGTGGACCAGTTCAACATTCTTTGAAGGTGAACTTTGGCGAATAAAGAAACTGTTGTTAAGTTTCCTCCAAAGCTCAACGCAATATTCAGACCTTACAGATACAAGGTCTTTCATGGTGGCAGAGGTTCTGGCAAGTCTTGGTCCGTTGCTAGAGCGTTGCTGATTCAAGCAGCACAAGCACCACTTAGGATTTTATGCGCTCGTGAAGTACAAAAATCAATCAAACAGTCGGTACACACATTGTTGGTGGATCAGATCCAAGCGTTAGAGCTTGGTTATTTCTTTACGGTGACTGAGACTGAAATCAGGGGCATCAACGGTTCTACCTTTTCTTTTGCGGGTTTGGCTACGCACACAGTTGAATCTATTAAATCATTTGAAGGCGTGGACCGTGTTTGGGTTGAAGAAGCGCAAACTGTTAGCAAAAAGTCTTGGGACATTTTGATTCCGACCATCAGGAAGCCTGATTCAGAAGTCTGGATCACGCTCAACCCTGATCTTGATACAGACGACACTTATCAACGGTTCATTGCTAATACACCACCTGATTCATTGGTTGTACCGATTAACTGGGATGACAATCCTTGGTTTCCAAATGTACTTGACAAAGAACGTCAGCAC